GTGTCAATTACACCGTAACCGGGGTCCTTGGAACGGGATCCATTGGATCAGTTGCTGGGTACGACCAGGGTTGGGGTATTGGTCCTTGGGGCGAGGGCCCTTGGGGGTTAACCGCCCAGAATGTCAATTACACCGTTTCTGGCGTACCAGGAACCACGGGTCTTGGTACAGTTTCAAGTTCCCAAGGAACTTCTTTTTCCGTTACCGGGGTGTCTGGAACGGGGTCAGCTGGAACCGTGGGGGTACTTCTTAGCCAAGTTGTTCCTGTCACTAAGGTATCAGCGACTGGTTTTGTCGGAACGGTTTCAAGTTCACAGAACATTACCTATGTTGTTTCCGGGGTATTAGCGACCGTCACGGCGGGTACAGTTTCAAGTTCCCAAGGAACTTCTTTTTCCGTTACCGGGGTGTCTGGAACGGGGTCTGTTGGATCTG